GCCGTACTTCATGTTTTCTATGCGCCTAGAGCACACACCGTAAGTCCTACGGGTGTCCTCATGCTCGCCACTTCTAAAGTCATCATAACCAATCCACCCCATGCACAAGGGTTTGTTCGGATGGTATACAAAAAGTCTACCCCTCCGATAGTGTCGTGAAAATTTACACAGTGGGAAAGCCTTCTGAACTGCATCTACGAACAACGCTAACAAACAGGGGTCTGCGCCGCGAGCAGACAGTTCTCTCGGGTCTCTTACATTTTCCCACCCTCCTACACTTAGCTGACCACCATCATTCTTGAGCCGAGTAAGTGGTTCACACTCCGCAGTCCATTGATGCTGCATACCGTTCTCTCCTTATTTTCTTATTGTTTGATTGAAACCCAATACCTTATTCGTCCATTTGTTGAACGCTGCTCGGAACTGCGTTGTTGTGTCGAACTCCCCACGTAGATTTGCCAGAAAGTTACAAGCAAGGTGTATACGTAGTGGATGATTATAATTCTTCATAATCTCTAACGCAAGTTTTGGCGGTATAACGCGCCCCCCGTTATTATAAGGTACGGGCTGTACCTTGCTTTTGAGGATATTATCAGCAGCAAGATTTGTAACATAATCACGAACTTCATTACGTAACTTGTTCTTGTACTCCCAGTTTTCAGCGGGGAGCACTGGGCCTATCGCGCAGAGCCACCTGTAGAAAGAAGCTATATGTTCTTTAGCAGCCGCTTTCTTTCTCTGGTTCACCCGTACTTTGGGAATTTCGTATTTATGACTTACAAGTTCCCAATCACCAATGGGTTCGTCCTTTTCAAATGTCAGGAAGTAGTCGCGGTTATCGTTTCTATCTATAGGTCGCGGGAGATAATACTTCTTACCATCGACTGCACCACGATGACCCATATCAAATACGTGAACGTAATGGACCCCCAACTTACTCCAGTTATCGAACCTCAAACCTAATGGGAGCCACTCCCGCAGGAAATTGTATCTACTCGTATCGTGCGCGGGAGTGGTAGCACCACGCACGGTAACACGTTCTCTCTTACCTTTACGCTTCCATGTAATCGGTGGACAGTCCAACGCTTTGGCAACATAAGGATTACGATGATGATACGGCAACATGTCATACAGTATGTACTCACGATCACTCACGCGTGCGATACGTCTCCACTTGCACCGCCGTTTACCCAACGGGCGGATGTCATCTTCCTTGGTATGATTGCAACTTACCATCGGACGGGTTTCGGCGTAGTGTTTCGCCACCTCGGCAAATGTATCTAAAGACATTTCGTTCTCCTTGATTTTGTTAGTGTCGCACTAACGTTTCAGCCATTCCTTATTTTGTTGAAGGCTTCGTTGATCTCAGCCATATCAAAATCGACGACCCCTTTTTGTTCGAGGCACCATTTATAATGCGATATAACTCGTTCTATAATCTCTACTGCTTTTTCGTATTCCATTTATTCCTCCAACTTGTAAAAGATGTGTTGCCCAATCTGGATGGTCATCTGCATTGTGTGCCGCCATGACGGTGACACGTTAGTAGTGTGGTAGAACATCGCACCCTCCGATATGTCGATGGGGAGGGAGGAACTGGTCTCCGTGACAATGGTGGCGATCCGCAACGCGGTTTGCCACGCCTCATAATCATGCACGTTCTCCGGCTTACCATCACACCAAAAAGAGAATTGACATTTGTGCCGTACAGGGTGACCGGAGGGGTGGGTTGGCCCCTCCATGATAACTTCACACACGGTGTCGGGGTAACGCTCGTCAACTACTCGATTGAGTATGACTTGCGCCACCGCCAACTGCCCTGCTATCGGTTCAGATCTAGCCTCAAAGTAGATAGCTAGAGCCAAACAACTTATGGTGGATAGCACTACAACTCACTCGAACTTACATGGATAACCGTACCTACGTCAGGCTTGGCATCTTCGTTATCGATGACAACCCATAGAACAGGACAGTTCCAATTACCCCAACCGCCGTAGAGATCCCCATCTGTTATGATAATGGTAGCTTGCGGTTGTATATTCTTCTCGGTGAGATACGGCGGTATGCACTCAACATCCGTGCCGCCGCCACCACGTGGTTTGGTAGTTTTTGCAAAATCATCAAGCTGATCTTGCGTGTACTTTTCATCCCCCACTACCTCGGTACCCCAATACAACATACGAACCCAATCGGGTTTGACCGTATCGAAACACGCCTTGGCTTCAGTGATTATAACTGATTGCTCACGTTGTCCAATTGACCCAGACATATCACCACCAACAACCACACCTTCCACGCTTTCCGATATGCCACTCGGCATGAAGATGCCATCCCGTGTGAATATCTCTATGAAACGCCTGTTAGGTCGTCTGTATGTGGAGAAATCATTGCCCGCGCAGGTAGCGGTAATGAACTCACGCATTACCTCGTGCCAGTCTACTTGCGGCTTCAACAATTCTTGGAACTCACGATCCGTACCCGTGCCTAACTTACCCGCGATCAACGCGCCCTGTCGTATGGCCTCGTCAACATCACGATCAAGTTCACGCTTCTCATCATCCGTGAATTCTTTTGCGCCTTTCCAATCATGGTCATCAAGTCCCTGTGGGCCACCACCGTTGGGAGGCGGGCATTTACCACCACCACCCTTCTTCTCTTTCTTGAGAATGTTGAACACCTGTGCGGTATCCATACCGCGGAACCGCTCGTCCAACAAAGCTAGCTTCGGTGCGACAGCAAACCCATCCCTGTTGTCATCTGAAATTTTTATGTTGATGACATAATCCGCGGACTTGTTCGCCAAGTCTGGGTCTTCCAACCACAAATGAAACCACGTGACGAGATGCTTGTAGAGTTTGTGGTAGTTCTCATGCAGTACCAGATACCGCAGTTCAGGATCATTGAGACCGTCCACAAACTCCCTACCGTACATTTCATCACGACCATTGGTGCAGGCAGTCGGTACATCATCTTTAACAAGCCGATCACCGATCATCAATATACCAGCCAACGCCACGTATTTTTCTTTAGCCATTATATCGACCACCGCCTTCGATAGACGCTGTTCGACGGTAAGTTCTTTTCCTAATGTTAACACTGTCTTGTTCTCCTACGTTGGTGGAAGGTGCAGGACTCCTGCACCTCCCGTTGTTAGTGTCACACTAACTATTTCTTGTCCGCTGCGAACATGTAGTTGTTCGTCATAGCCCACTCGGTGAACTTCTTGTTCGTCATAACGAGTGACTGTTTGCTGTACTTCGGAGCGCGGACGCCGTTGGCGAATAGCCCCTGCGCTTCCTTGTCGAGACGAACCATGTACTCCATCCAAGGAGTGACCCACTCCTTGTCCAAACTCGCTAACGTGCGGTACACAACCATACACACGGCGGAGGCACTGTCTGGCACCTTGGCGTTGTGCGGGTCTTTCTTGATACTTTCCAGCGTCGGCAACTGATCTGCCAACTTGACGAAAGCCATCAGGTCCATCGCCCCGCGATCACCAATGGTACCCATGAGCAAACACGTTAACGTTTGATCGTCGTAGTGTTCCCTCTGCTTGAGCCAATCACTAGCCGCCTCACCCGAACGTGGGGTGAAGAAGGCGGTTCTTTGCGCCCGTGGATGGAAGATGTAAGGATTTTCGTCTGGGTCTTTGACATCCTCGAACGAGGCGAACAACTGTGGATTATCCTTGCACCAACCGAGCATCGTATGGTCGATCTCATTGTTAACCCCCCATTCAATGAATTCGATGTTATTCGGTTTCCGCATTGGTGTAACGGTGATGCGATTTCGTGCGTGAGGCGGGAGTAGATCACCCACCCCCTCTGCGCCAAGATTAGTAGTGGCAAACACTAACGACTTCTCATGTAGTGTGTACCCACCGATCTTCCGCTCCAACATAAGCCGCAGCATCGCGTTCTTGACGGACGGGTTAGCCTTCCCGTACTCATCGATCATCAGGATGATTGGCTTATTAAGGTGGACCCCCAACTCTTCGTTGGTGGCATATTCTACATAGTCACCACCTTCGGCATCGTTGAGGGTAGCGAGTTTCGGTATCGTGATGTCACCAAGGTCTTTCGTGGTGCAATCAAAATAACAGGGGGTATGGGTTGGCAACTCATCTGCTAAGATGTTAAGGATTGATGACTTACCTGATCCCATGTGCCCTTGAAGTAGGACGGTACGTTTGTGACCACCGTTTTTGATAGCCCCAACGGCTTGGGGTATATTTAACGCGTACATTGATTTGGCTGAATTTGCCATAATTTCGTTCTCCTACAAACGAGTTATTGTTAGTGTCGCACTAACAGATTAAACATCCAGACTTGGTAGTGATTTGATGATGTCGTCCACGTTTCGTTTTGTTTCGCGGCGCAGATGATCATCGTCGCGTAATGCCTCGGGTGTTATACCGTGCATAGTTTCTTCCAGCTTGCGCTTCATCTCCGACATCTGACTGCTGCCCGTGACGTTGAACGTGTCCAACAGGGGGGTGATTTCAAGCACATTCTCCACAAGACTATCGCGGAATGTTTTCTTGTCCTCCTTGCCCGTGTAGTCCAGACGTTCCGACATCTTGCTGAGTGCCGTGTACACACGCGTCCAGACTTCTTTGTACGAGTTCTCTATACGGTCAGCGTAGAATGTCTGGTAGTGATCCGCCAACTGGGTGTTACCCTGATTTCCGATGTCCAGACGGAAGTCACCACTCTCGGGCATCGGTATATAGTTGATGCTGAAACTGAATTTACCCGAAAGCTGATCCGCTGTCGGATACTCGGCACGGTTAAACAAGTCACCGAGCCTTGCTTCAGCCTGTGAGATTTCCCAGTCGTATGCCGTTAGGAACGTGCTGACTTTGTTATGCCAATTCTGTTCATGCTCGGTCATCATCTTGTGGTAATCGAAATACGCTTTCGTTGGGAGAAGGCGTACCCCCGTGTCGAGCCACGGCATTGTCAGTCTGTAGTGCTCGTTGCGGATGTTGCCCGTGAGATCATGTACCGCCTCCAACTCGACACAACCCCCAAGCAATTTCTTGTGGACGTTGGCTACACCCGTTTCGGCATTGTTGTCGTCGGTCACCTGCTTGGATGCCTTGCGATCTTTCTTCTTTCCAAGCCACTGTGATATGGATAACTCAACCATCATCGCTGACGATGATATCGACGGAACCTCAATCTCGGGTGCCGTATTTGTTAGTGTCGCACTAACACTTTCTGGGATTTTTTCCATCTCGGGTTTCCTTATTTGATTGTGGGTACGATGAGTTCTGCTAGTACCTCGCCGGTTTCGGCGTTGGTGTACACAACCCATGTGTTGTCGTGTCTTGTTTCCGTGCGTCTATTTATCTTCAACATGTATTGTTCTCTCTTTCTGTTAGTGTGACACTAACGTTTTGGTAATTTTTTTAACTCCAAAAAAACATACTATTTCTGATTATCACTAGTATACCACATCTATCAGATGAGATCAAATGTTACAGGAACGTGTTTATACGTGGCAGAACGTGTATTGTTCTGTATTGTTCTGTATTGTTCTGTAATGTTCTGTACGTAGGGTCGGTAACGCGCTGAAAAACCTAGAATGTTCTAATGTTCGCTTTTTCGGGAAATTGGAGAGGGAGATTTTGGATTTACTTTTTGCTTCTGAAATTAATCCGCGGAAGGGAAGGTCTTAAATGTTTCTTTATACTTTCTCTAAAAAAGAACATTATCATTATTATTATATATACACATGAAACACAATAAGTTGATAGGCATTTCTTCTCACAGTCTCACATGCGTTACCACGCATTGCTACAAAAACATAATGTTCTCGGGGTACCGAACATTGTACGAACATTACGAACATTAGAAAGAACATTAGTCGCTATAGGATACACCTTGGTTGAAGGTTTTATTCTTACTGAGTGCGGATCCACGACGCGGATGTTAGTGTCACACTAACAAGTTATGGTGTGTCAATGGCTCGCCGCTTCTCCGAGACTCGCCGCGCTCGGAAGAACTGGTTTCAAAATGTTAGTGACACGCACTAACCTAGAACCCCACGGTGACAGCGGCGGAAAAAAATAGGAAGTTGGCGTAAATCTTCGCTCACCGCGGCCTCGAGAACTGGTTTCAAAGGCACAAAAAAAAGGAGACAGAGCCGAAGCCCTGCCTCTTGTTAGAATTCGTAGCCACGCCCGTAGGGATTTGCTATCGGGTGGTCTTTGGATACTGGGGTCGTTGGGTAGTATGTGGTTTCTGCTATAAGATATTTTATAAACTGATCAATTTCGGGTGCTTCATCAAAACTTGGATCTATTAGACGGATAGGTATGATGTTTTTCCAGTTAAGCATTGTTTTTCCTTTTAAAAAAAGTGGGGGGAGAAACTGCAGTCTCTCCCCCCGAGTTAACAACTAGCGCTTGTTGACTACAGTGGCCAGCTCTTCTAATTTTTCGAGAGCTATGACCAAGTCGAATTCTGCTGACTCAGCAGCCTCCAACCGTTTCTTGAGAGCAACACAAGTCTCCGAAGCGAAAGTCTCTATGGACTTAACATTCCGGGGATTTGTTATCCCAGCCGCAATATCTTCACGACGTTGGAGTTGTGTTCCAAAATCGTTTCGGCGTGCGCCGATTTGCATCTGTAAGTAGCGCTTTGTAACCTTCTGAGCCTCTGACAGAGACTTAGTTGGCTTGTCCAGAGTTTTACGGTTTGTCTCCGTAAATCCCAGGACAATAGCTGCAGTCACAGCATCAAAACGCTCTTTGTGCTCCGCGTATCCTTCGCTGCCCTTTTTAGGAGCTTTGCAGAAACGCGCCTCGAAACCACCGCTGTATAGAACGTCAACGGCTGTAGTCGTTGCAGTATCAGACGTACGACGTTTCGACACTGCATTAGAAATGGCTCGCACCATTTCTGTCGGCATTACATAAGACATGATGTCTTAGCCTTTCTGGCACCCTGACGACGCCAGAGCGCCGGTTGAACGAACAGCATGATCGCCGTTCGATGATTGAAGTAGACCACATGTGAACGAGTTATACTATGGCTGAAATATAAAAACGCATATAATTTGATAAAAAATGATAGCTATTGGTAGGCTCGCCGCGCCATCACTATAAAAATATACACTCGCCGCGCCACATAGAACTGGCATCAAAACGCAGACGCACCGCAGATTTCCACTCGCCGCGACCTTGAGAACTGGTATCAAAGGGTAGAGCCGAAGCCCTACCCCCTGAGATGTTAGACTATAACAACGTAGAGTATCGCCAGCATACAAGGACCAAGGATACATCCTACAAACAAACCACGAATGAATGCAGAGCTATCACTCATGGGATGTCCTTCCAACTTCTGATCTTGCGCCGTAACTCCGTATTACGTGCTTTCCGTGTGGCCTCACGTCTACGTAACTCCGCATTAGTGGAGTTGATGTAAGGATCTTGTGATCTAAACCGTGTGCCTAGATAGAAGAAGAAGCCATGTGATATAAGACCGAAAAAAGTAATCCACAGAACAGGTGTTAATCCTTCCATGATCTTTCCTTTCAAAGTTGGGGGGGAGCCGAAGCTCCCCCGAGGTTGTCATTTACCCATCTGTCGAACAACCAAGCTGGCAACTATCATAAGCACGCCAAACAAGGTTATGCAGAACCCAAGGATAAGGTGCGAGGTCTCACCTGCTGCAGCATTAGCGCCGAACAGGTCTGATATTAGGTGACCACTAAGAGCAGTGAACGCACCTAGCGCTAACAGTATGGTGCTATATACATATCGCATTGTACTGTGGTCCTTATGTTGTGGGGGAGCCGAAGCTCCCCCGAGGTTATGCGCGGTATGCGCGGTACTTAGCGATAAGCGGGATAAGAAGCATCGGTATCATACATCCAAGTATGATGCCCAGCACAGCGACCCGTGTGTATGGGTCAACTACTGCACCGACGCCATCGCTTACTGTGTTACCTACTGCACCACCTAACACTGCACCGATGCCACGTTCGGCACCGAGTAATGTTGGGAAGCGTGCGAGTAGCACGTCATCCATTGACAATCCCTTGAATGCGAAGGCAATGAGTATGCCATTATCCAAGAGACCGAATAGCAAACCGTTTGGTATGAGATCAAACATCAATCACCTCCATGTTGCTGTCGATGATTGTATTAGAACACAGTGTAATGAGTTATACTACAGATGGAATATAAACACTGACATAATTTGATAGAAAATAATAGAATTCGGTAAACTAATATGGGGCGACCATACCCACCCCCTATGCCCCCTTTGGCTTCAATGGACCCAGTGTGCTTCTCTATAATAGTAATATACTCAAATATTTTACGTTTTTTTGCGTTCCAGAACATTCAGGTTTTCACCCCTGATAGCGGGGACTATATGCACTTCGCGGGTATCCATGTTTACATAGGCTATACGAACCCCCAGTACTTTTTGTGTTTTTGATCGCACACGATGTATCCTGTGTGGTCCGTATCTTATTCCGCGCCCTTTGGCGTTCTTTACTTTGAAATATCGTAGACGTTCTTTTTTTGCGTCCAGCAGATAGACCTTCCCTGTTTTACCGGATATAGCTATTACATCTACAGGACCGAAAGATGCTTGGGGTCTGAATATGTAGAATCCTTTGTACAATAAATATTCTGTGAGTATTGTTTCGCATATTTGTCCTTCTATATGTCTTTTATCCATATATAGAACACCCCCCCTTTGGAGTCCCAAACGTCTTGTGGAAACTTTTTATATTTGGTACGTTGCAATACGGTTGACTACCTGCGGAAGAAATTAATGACTTTAGTCATAGAAGCTGAACTGGGAGTTCCCTTCTCCCCCGACACCCCATATGTAGATTTACAAGCGCGAGCCGAATCCGCCTGCAATACTGCTTTAAGGTTATCCGAACACGGGTTAGATGTACAACCTACAAAAGAGGATAAGGATATAGCAGCTAAACTTACGCTGGCTTACGCAAATGACCCTGAGAAGACTTCTAAAAAAGTTACGGCGAAAAAAGCAGCTACGCTGACCCCCGCATCCCTGCTGATGACCAACAGTATATTGCAGGAGTTTGGTCAGTCCGTGGTGGAGAGTGCCAGACAGATACGGCACCTCGTGACAAACAAGCTGGTACTGGAAGCCGATAATCCTGATCCACGGGTGCGTATACGTGCTTTGGAGTTATTGGGAAAAATATCGGATGTGGCTTTGTTCGCGGAAAAATCGGAAGTGACTATAACTCACCAGTCTACGGATGATATAAGGGACAAGCTGCGGTCCAAGCTGGCGAAACTTATAAATCCCGAAGATGAAAACGAGGTTATCATTATAGACGGCGAAACTACGGACGTGGATACCGCGCTGGAGTTGAAGAAGGAGAAAGATACCCCCGATGCCCCCTGATACGGCGTTGAACAAGGATTTCACGGAAGAGGAAGTCCGGTTTATGCTGGGTAATCTCGACAAATATACGTCGGAAGAGATAACGGAGATAGACAGCCTTGTAGAAGAGTTGTCAGTCAGGAAATATAAGCAAAAAGTATATGATGACCTTATGGAATTCTGCAAACATATGCAGGCAGACTATAAGGTTGGCAAACATCATAGAATGTTGGGCGATATGCTCATGGATATCGAGGCCGGAAATAAGGATCGTATATGTGTCAACATACCACCCCGGCATGGTAAGTCCCAGTTGGTGTCAATCATGTTTCCGGCATGGTTTTTAGGTAGAAATCCCGGCAAAAAAGTTATGATGGTTTCCCATACCACCGATTTGGCTGTGGATTTTGGCCGTAAAGTACGAAATATGATTGCAACAGACGACTATAAGGCCATTTTTCCTACGGTTTCGCTCGCGGTTGACTCGAAATCTGCCGGTAGGTGGAACACAAGTACGGGTGGTGAGTATTATGCGTGCGGTATAGGCTCATCTATCGCCGGTCGTGGTGCGGATTTATTGATAATTGACGATCCGCACTCGGAACAGGACGTTATTAATGGTAATTTCGAGGTTTTCGAGAAAGCGTATGAGTGGTTCACTTATGGTGCCCGTACTCGTCTTATGCCGGGAGGAAGTGTAGCGATTATACAGACCCGATGGCACATGGATGACCTGACTGGTCGTGTTGTCACCGATATGTCCCAGAATGCGAAGGCTGATCAGTACGATATAGTGGAGTTCCCTGCCATATTGGAAATACCCGACGAAGAAAACTCCGGTTACACGCAAAAACCGTTATGGCCCGAGTTTTTTGACCTTGACGCACTGCTTCGCACCAAGGCTTCCATGCCTTCGTTCCAGTGGAATGCACAATATCAACAGGAACCAACGGCTGAAGAAGCCTCCATTGTAAAACGGGAATGGTGGCAGTCATGGGGGGATAAGAAACCACCGATATGCGAATATATAATAATGTCTCTCGATTCAGCGGCGGAATCACATAACCGGGCTGATTTCACAGCACTTACTACGTGGGGAGTTTTCTTAAACGAGGAGACTAGCGCGTATAATATTATATTGTTGAACAGTATTAAGAAGCGTTTGGAGTTTCCCGAATTAAAAGAGATGGCTATGGAGGAATACGGAGAATGGAACCCGGATTCTTTCATTGTGGAGAAGAAAAATTCAGGCACTGCATTGTATCAGGAAATGCGTAGAATGGGGTTGCCGGTACAGGAGTATACTCCTCATAGAGGTTCAGGAGATAAACTTGCGCGGTTAAATTCTGTTTCCGATATTGTATCTTCGGGTCTGGTTTGGGTTCCCACTACACGTTGGGCGGAAGAAGTGGTAGAAGAGATTGCTGGATTCCCGTTTATGAGCCATGATGATCTGGTTGACTCCACTATTATGGCTCTTATGAGATTCAGACAAGGTGGGTTTATAAAATTACCCACTGATGAACAGGAGCCAATACGATATTTTAAACAGCGTACTGGCGGGTATTATTAGAAAATGGATATTCTCTATTACGCTATTATCACGCTTTGTCCCGCAGACACAATTTGTAATACATCTGATAATTTTATAAGGTATTTTTCCGAGCCGTATGTTATTGAGCAAGAAGAAGCGAAAAATGGTTGGTTAATGGGTGAACGGTGTAAGGAAGCGGCCAGAGAATTACAAAAGAATATCACCATTGACGGTAGGCAATCTGTTCTTTGTGTCCAGAAAGATGTTTGGGACCGAATGCACCGATGAAAACTTATGTCCATGTCAACCAACATGTTATAAAACGCAATAACAAGACAGGTGAACGTGAACCTGTTATTACTGCTAAAACATACAAAGATAATAGATATGGGCATGAAGTGTTAATTGATGGTCCCTGTAAGGTAATATACAGACCCGATAAACCTTTATCCTGTGGTGCCAAGGTATGGATAGAGACAGAAGCAGAAGTAGAAGTACAAGGATAGATCATGGCTATTGATAAAGCGTTAACTCCTCTTTCTAACGGAGCCGGTGTTCCTCCTACCGGAGCTGACCTTGAGATTGAAATTGTCAACCCTGATATGGTTACACTTGATGACGGTAGTGTTGAAGTAACACTTATTCCCGGCAAGGAATCCGGGGATGATTCTTTTGATAGCAATCTTGCTGAAACATTAGAAGAAGATGTTCTGCAAAAGTTGACTGACGAAGTTATCGGTCTTGTTGATGCTGATATCGAAAGCCGTAAGGATTGGGCTGATACCTTTGTCAAGGGGCTGGATGTATTAGGATTCAAATACGAAGAACGTACAGACCCGTGGGATGGTGCCTGCGGTGTATACTCCACCATATTGGCGGAAGCAGCTATTCGTTTCCAAGCGGAAACAATGAGTGAAACCTTCCCTCCTTCGGGGCCGGTGAAAACAAAAATTCTTGGTGAGGAGACGAAGGAAAAAGAAGAAGCGGCTACTCGTGTTCAAGCAGACATGAACTATGAACTTACTGAACGTATGGTTGAATATCGACCTGAACATGAAAGACTTTTATATAGTCTGGGACTCGCAGGTTCTGCTTTTAAAAAGATTTATTACGACCCCAACATAGGTCGTCAGGCAGCTATCTATATTCCTGCTGAAGATGTGATAGTGCCTTATGGTGCATCCCATATAGAGAGCGCGGAACGTGTTACGCATATTATGCGTAAAACAAAAAATGACCTGAAGAAACTTCAGGCTAACGGATTTTACCGTGAAATAGATCTTGATGATCCACAACCGTTTCATACTGATATAGAGGAACGTAAAGCTAAAGAAGGCGGTTATTCCATAACGGATGATGACCGTTATGCAGTATACGAGATCCATGCCGATCTTGTTATAGAGGGTATCGACGATTCCGATGAGGAAATTGCGAAACCGTATGTAGTAACTATAGAACGGGGAACATCCGAAGTACTGGCAATACGCCGAAACTGGGATCCTGATGATGAACTCAGATTGAAGAGACAGCATTTTGTACATTACGTATATGTGCCGGGGTTCGGGTTTTACGGTCTTGGTTTGATTCACATTATTGGTGGTTACGCTAAAGCAGGTACAAGCCTGATACGGCAACTTGTCGATGCTGGTACTTTGGCGAATCTGCCGGGTGGATTAAAATCAAGAGGGTTGCGGATCAAAGGTGACGACACTCCCATAAATCCGGGTGAGTGGCGCGATGTGGATGTACCGTCAGGTAGTATCCGCGACAACATTACATTCCTCCCTTACAAAGAACCAAGTCAGACACTTTTGGCGCTGCTTAACCAGATAACGACTGAAGGTCGTAGGTTAGGCGCTATCAGCGATATGAATATCTCTGATATGTCGGCCAATGCCCCTGTTGGTACTACGTTGGCATTGCTTGAACGTACTCTTAAACCTATGGCCGCAGTACAAGCTCGTGTTCATTACGCCATGAAGCAGGAGTTCAAACTCCTTAAAGCGATAATGTCCGAGTATGCGTCGGAAGAATATGACTACCAACCTCTTCGTGGGGAAGTCGGAGCGCGTCGGGAAGATTATGATTCTGTAGATGTAATTCCTGTAAGCGATCCGAATAGTTCTACTATGGCGCAGCGGGTTGTGCAGTATCAGGCTGTCTTGGCGATGGCTCAGTCTGCACCACAGATATATAACCTGCCGCAACTTCATAGGCAGATGATTGAAGTATTAGGAATCAAGAATGCGGATAAACTTGTTCCTACGAAGGACGATGTAAAAGCTGTAGATCCTATAAGCGAGAATATGAGTGCACTTATCGGGAAACCGATAAAAGCATTTATATATCAGGATCACGACGCCCACATCAGTACGCATATGTCGTTTATGCAAGATCCTATGGTTGCTCAATTGATCGGGCAGAATCCACAGGCCAAACAGATTATGGCATCATTGCAGGCACATATAGCGGAGCATCTAGGGTTCAACTATAGAAGGCAGATAGAAGAACGTCTTGGTGTTGACTTACCACCGCCAAATGAAGAGCTACCCGAAGAGATTGAAGTTGATCTTGCGCGTCTTGTTGCCAAGGCAGCTAAACAGCTTACACAATCTCATCAGCAACAGGCCGCACAACAGAAGGCACAGCAACAGGCTCAAGATCCTGTACTCCAGTTACGGCGTCAGGAAGCACAGACTAAACAGGCTGATGTACAGCGTAAAGCCCAGAAAGATGCAGCGGATACACAGTTGCAGCAGGCTGAACTGCAGCGGAAAGCCCAGAAAGATCTTGTTGATGCTGCTGTTAGTACCCAACGGGTTGAACTTGAAAAGGTTAAAACGGTAGTAGATGCCAAACAGGATCAGATTAAACTGGATGCTGATGTAAAGAAAGAAACCGATAAACTTGATCTTGAGATATTCAAAACAGTAACTACTCCACCTCCTACCCCGTCTTCTAACAACAAGAAAGAATAGGCTGAATGGCAAAAACCGTCTTTGACGTGCTTAAACAACGTATAGGGGAACATAAATCCTCTGCGGTGGAATTCCTTGCTGATGGTGGTCCGAAAGATTACGCCGAGTACAGGAATGTGTGTGGTTTGCTTCGGGGTCTGCAAGTCGCGCTGTCTCATATAGAAGACCTCTCGCGCAATTATTTAGGGGATGACGATGACTGAACCTTCCATAAAGCCAGAACCCAATAATGATGAAGAGTTGGAAGCACAACTTCCCGTTCCAGTTGGATATCATATTCTTATAGCGATGCCGGAAATTGAGGATACTTACGACGATACAGAAATCCTTAAAACGGTGTCTGCAAAACAGCATGAAACTATTCTGTCTATTATAGGACTTGTGCTGGATATGGGGGAACAAGCGTATAGTGATGAAGATAGATTCCCTTCAGGGGCATGGTGTGATGTAGGGGATTACGTTATGTTTCGTGCTAATTCAGGAACACGATTTACAATCGACGGCAAGGAATATCGTCTTATGAATGATGATTCCATCGAAGCTATTGTAAACGACCCCCGCGGTATTTCGCGTGCATAGGAGTTAAATATATGCCCTTCAAAAAAGTTGAATTCACATTCCCAGACGATGAAGAAGGCAGCAAAAAAATAGAAATAGAACCTTCTAGTGCTGTTGAAGTTGATATATCTGGTAAGAAAGCGGCAAAAGAGGATGAACCTGTCGAGGTTGTAGAGGCAGAAGATTCTAATGATGGTTTTGAAGTTGAAGTTATTGATGACACGCCAAAAGCTGACCAAGGTCGCAAGGCTTCTGAGCCTCCAGAGGAGATTACTGATGAGGAACTTGAAGACTACTCTGAAAAAGTTCGCAGAAGAATTAAACACTTCAGTAAGGGATACCACGATGAGCGTCGTGCTAAAGAACAAGCATTTCGTGAACGTCAAGAGCTGGAAACCTACGCTCAAAAACTTGTTGAAGAGAACAAGAATTTAAAGACTTCCGTTGGAAAAAACCAAACGGTACTTCTTGATCAGGCCAAACGTACAGCCGAAAGTGAATTAGCACAGGCTAAAAATGCTTACAAAGAAGCATATGAAGCTGGTGAGGCAGATGCAGTTGTTGAAGCACAGGAAAAGTTAACATCTGCTAAAATAAGAACTGATCGGTTAAACAACATACAATTACCTTTACAGGAAGATCAAACAACTGTAAAAGAAGCTAACACACAAGAATCCGCCCCGGTGAAAGTCGATGAGCGGGCCAGTGAATGGGCAAAAACCAACACATGGTTCGGTTCAGACGATGAAATGACAAGTTTCGCGTTGGGGTTGCATAACAAACTTGTCAAACAGGGTATGAACCCGCAAAGCGATGAGTACTATGAGGCCATTGATGGCCGTATGCGAGAAATATTCCCCGGTAATTTCGGGGATGTCGAAAAACCAGATAGGAAGACGTCTAAGCGTCAGGCGAACGTGGTTGCACCCGCTACGCGGAGCACTTCACCAAAGAAAGTGGTGTTAACGCAAACACAGGTAAACCTAGCGAAGCGTTTAGGGGTTCCTCTTGAAGATTACGCCAAACAGGTTGCGATAGAGATGAGGAAAAGTGCAAATGGCTGATAATCGAATTAATCGTGAACAGACTACACGTGATAAAACGGCCCGTAAAAAGGGTTGGCAGCGCCCGGAAATGTTACCTTCTCCTAATCCTGAAGAAGGGTATAAGTTTCATTGGGTGCGTGTGTCTACACATGGTCAGGTTGATGCCACGAATGTTTCCTCAAAATTACGCGAAGGTTGGGAGCCAGTTAAGGCAAAAGATCACCCGGAAATTACAATGGTCACCGTCGAGAACGAGCGTTTTAAAGACAATGTTGTAATTGGGGGGTTGATGCTTTGCAAAGCTCCGGCTGAACTGGTCAAAGAGCGTAATGATCATTACGCAGAGCAGAGTAAAGCTCAGATTCAGTCAGTTGATAACAACCTGATGCGAGAAAATGATCCTCGTATGCCGCTCTTCAATGATCGGACATCGAAGGTCACTTTCGGTAGCGGAAATTAATCTTAACGGGAGAATAAGCTATGGCTTATCCTACAGTAGATGCCCCTTATGGGCTAAAGCCAGTTAAGATGGTTAGCGGTACCCCCTATGCTGGTGTTACCCGACAGTACACAATTGCTAGCGCGTATAACACTAACATTTTTTGCGGGGATGCTGTTAAACTCGTAACTGCAGGCACTATCGAGCGGGACACCGCCGATGCTGCTATGATATCTATTGGTATTTTTATGGGGTGTTCTTACACTGACCCCGGTACCAATCAGAAAACGTTCAAACAGTATTGGCCCGCTAGCACTGTTGCTAGTGATGCTAAAGGCTATGTGGTCGATGCTACGGATGTGTTGTTTAAGGCTGCGGTTGTATCCTCTGGTACTACCATTGGCGATTTAGCACTTACTGATCTTGGCGCTAATATAGCTGGGGTTGATAATACAGGTAGTACTACTACCGGTAATTCTAAAATTGCCATTTTGGATACTTCTGCCACTACCAATACTCTACCTTTCCGAATTGTAGAGTTGGTGGATGAGACCAAAAATTCATCTGGCGGCTTCACTGAAGCTCTCGTCAAATGGAATGCTGGTCACCTTATGAGCAACACAACCGGCATTTAGGGGAGTAACGTAAATGGCTATTTCACGTGCCCAATTACTAAAAGAACTCCTCCCCGGACTCAATGCTCTGTTTGGCATGGAGTATGCTAAGTACGGTGAAGAACATAAGCAGATTTTTGAACAAGAATCTTCTGACCGTTCTTTTGAGGAAGAAACGAAACTGTCTGGTTTCTCTGCTGCACCTGTCAAAGACGAAGGCTCTGCCATCGAGTATGACAATGCACAGGAAGCATGGACGGCTCGTTACAATCACGAAACCATTGCGATGGGATTCTCAGTTACTGAGGAAGCCGTTGAAGATAACCTGTATGACTCTTTGTCTGCTCGTTATACAAAGGCTCTTGCCCGCGCTATGGCTTACACTAAACAGGTTAAGGCGGCGACTATTCTTAATGACGCCTTCTCCACCACACATGGGGACGGTGTTGTACTTTGCTCCACCGCTCATCCGCTTGTTTCTGGTGGTACCAACGCAAACACACCATCTACAGCCGCTGATCTTAACGAGACTTCTCTTGAAGCCGCCGTTATATCAATTGCTGGTTGGACGGATGAGCGTAGCCTGTTGATTGCCGCCAAACCACGTAAACTGATTATCCCACCTGCACTGCAATTCGTTGCTACGCGGTTGTTGGAAACTCAGGGACGTGTCAGCACTGCGGATAACGATATCAATGCTCTCAAGAACAACGGTTCTGTTCCTGAAGGGTATGCAGTAAACCATTATCTAACAGATACAGATGCATGGTTTTTGATGTCGGACGTTCCGAATGGCTTGAAGCACTTTGTTCGTACCCCGATGTCTACATCTATGGATGCTGATTTCGATACGGGCAATAGCCGCTATAAGGCTAGAGAACGTTATTCATTTGGTGTTTCCGATCCTCTTGGGGTTTATGGATCACCCGGTGCATAAAATTGAGGAGGGGGTACTTGTTGCCCCCTCTCTTTTTTGTTATACAATAATTTATCCCTGACAGTCTTAATGACTGACACTAGCCGCGACAGGAGATACACATGGCTAACACAACATTTAACGGTCCCGTCCGTTCTGAAAACGGTTTCAAAGTTATAAATATTGCTGATAATACCGGGGTCGTTACTGAAACTTCTTCCCAAGCGTCTACAGGTATTTTTACCAACAAATATATCAAGCATGTTGGTTATGCCACAGGCGTTACAGTTAATACCACTGCTGGCGATAGCCCTGCGATTGGTGAGTTTACGCAACCCGCTAACACAATTATAACCAATATCAAAATATTCTGTGCCACGGCTCCAGTAATTGGAACGGGCGACATTGGTTATGAGGTCGGAACGTCTAGTTCTGGTGCTCAGATTGTAGCGGCTGTTACTGATCAGATTCTTGATGGCGGTACTACGGTTGTTGTAGGTAACGTGACATTACCTTCGTTAGTAACTCAGACTGAGAGTGGCACTACTGCTCCGGCTTCTGTTCAGTATACTTCTGCTGCACGGACTATTTATTGCAATATCACGAATACCGTGGACGCAACTACTGCTGGTTCCTTCACCTTCATCATAGAATATGTACAGATTGCGTAATTGGAGGGTCTGTTTTTCTAATCATTATAGGGAATAAGATATGTCCTCTGATATTCAATCCACATTTATAGAAGCTGCAACGGCAGATACTGATGGTATTTCCACTGCAGCGGCGGTTGGTGATGGTGCTAATCTGGTCCTTGGAGGTGCTTTAGCCTCTGGAGGAGCAGTTACTTTTGATCAGCCACGCAATATAACTATCCTGAGTGCCGGTGATGACAGCGGGATTTCCTTTACTGTCACAGGGACAGATGAAACGGGAACGTCTGCAACTGAATCTATCACGGGTGCTAATGCTGGTACGGCAACAGGTACGGCTTATTTTGCAACTATCACTCAAATAGCTGCGGTAGGAGACCCTGCCGGAAATGTAAGTGCTGGTTCTGGTACATCTATCGCTGCACCTATGTTCAGGGGTAGAATGAGACTTCGTGGCATTTATGCTGTGAATACTGGTACTGCAGGTACGACTACCTTTAGACAGACTTCTTCATCTGGTGCGGTAGCAATGCAGTTTAATACCGTGGCTTCCGCGAATACCACACAGTACCCTGATATTCCTGATGACGGGATTCTGTTCGCGGCTGGTGGTTATGTTCTGTACACGCAAACTACTTTGTCTTCCATAACGGTGTTTTACAGTTAGGGTATGCCTAGTAGAAGTCCTCAACAGCGCAGGTTTATGGGTGCTGTCGCTAATAATCCGGAGTTCGCCGCAGAAGTTGGCGTTCCTCGATCTGTAGGAGCTGAGTTTATGGCTAAAGATAAAAAGAAGAAACGGGTACGTAAGTACGAAGTTGGCGGGGTTGCAACAGGTCTTCCGATTCCAGAAGAATTAGCAGTCGATGAACGGGCTAACCGACAAAGGCCACGTGGTATGCGGCCAACGGGTTCTCCTAGGAGTTCTCCTGATGCGGGAGCGCAGGGAAGAAATATATTAAGCGCACTTGGGGCTGTTGGTACGGGGCTGTCGCCGGGCACGGGAGCGCTAGGTGGAATACGTGAGGCACTTTCTGCACGCAAACGCAAAACCGAAGCTGCTGCTGCTGGAGAACGTCCGATGGGTTTCACGGCTGAAGAAATTAAACCTCGAAAAAAGAGGAAGAGGAAGGGCAGGCCCGGTACAAAATCATATTATCATGGTGGTAAGATCCGTGGTTGCGGCAAAGAAACGCAGGGTCGTCGTAAGGCCAAGATGATACGCATGAAGGGTTCCTGATGGAGGGTAGAACTAGTTTCATGGTCAGGCGCAGAATAAAAGATTTTGTGCAGAAGAAAAAGAAAATGAAACAGGTACTCAAAGGTACATGTAGTGACCACGCCAACAGGAATATCGAGGATTGCTGCAAGAAAACAGCGAGGGAAGATTAATGCCTTATGTAGGAAAAAAGAAATTTTCGTACGGTAAAGCCGGTAGGAAGAAGGCTATGCAGTACGCCAAAAAAACCGGTAAGAAACTCAAGAAAAAGAAGAGTAGAACAGCTTAATGGCTACTTCGGGTACAACAGCATTTAATATGGATTTCGCGGAAATTGCTGAAGAAGCATGGGAACGTGCTGGCCGCGAAATGCGTTCGGGGTTTGACCTAAGAACTGCTCGCAGATCTATGAATTTACTTACTCTGGAATGGCAGAATAGAGGTATAAATCTCTGGACGATAGATTCTGATACCGTAAGTCTTGTAACAGGTACTTCCCAATATACCTTACCTGCTGACACTATAGATTTATTGGAACAGGTAATACGTACTGATAGTGGTGATACGACTAAACAATCTGATCTTAATATGAGTAGAATCAGTGTGAGTGATTATTCGTCGATACCCAATAAATTAACACGTGGAAGACCTATACAGGTGTGGATAGAACGTCTTATTACTGCTCCTCGTATAAATGTATGGCCGGTACCTGATAGTAATGATTACACATTTGTATATTGGCGTATGAGGCGTATTGAGGACGCCGGGAATGGTGTTGAAACAGCGGATATGAATTATCGTTTCCTACCTAGTTTGGTAGCAGGACTAGCTTATGGAATTGCTATGAAGGAACCGGAACTCGCTCCCAGACTTCAGATGTTAAAAACCGAGTATGAGTCCCAGTTTCAATTAGCAGCACAAGAAGACAGGGACAAAACTTCAGCGAGATTTGTCCCTCGTGCTACCAGAATATAGATAACTGGAGTTTAATAGAATGAGATGGATTACCGATAGAATAATCGAACCAACTTCGTGGCTCGCGGTTGGTGTTGGGGCATTGATCCTTTCGATGATCATGCCGGGAAGTGCCTTTTATTTCTTGCTTGCAGCCGCTGTAATGGCCGTAGCAGGGATTATTATGAGGGAAAGAGGTTAGAGGCTTTGTTGTATGGCTGGAAGATTTGCATCTAGTAAAAATGCCATCGCGGAATGCGATGTTTGTGGATTTAGATACAAATTGCATGAATTACGTAATTTAATCCGAAAGGATAAAGTCACAAATATAATGGCATGTCCCACATGTTGGAACGAGGATCACCCACAGCTTAAATTAGGTATGTATCCTGTGGATGATCCTCAAGCCATACGAAACCCAAGACCGGATTTTACAGGTTATGCACAAAGTAGAGCGCAAATAGTTGTTATAAATGCATCAGGAGGTATTAATCCTGCAGGCAAACAGGAAATATCTCCTATCATCAGTGCTGGAGTTATAGGTCAGGTTACAGTAACTACCTCTTAATAATTTGGTTTGATATGAATTATACAGAATTAAAAACAAACATAGCGGATATCTGTGAGAATACATTTACAGATGATCAGTTAGCTTTGTTCGCTGATCAAGCCGAACAGAATATTTATAACAGTGTACAAATACCTGCTTTACGAAGGAATGTTACCGGCACGTTAACATCAGGTAATAAGTATTTAGCAACACCTACGGATTTTTTGTACACTTATAGTTTGGCAGTTTTAGACAGTGATGGTGTTTATACATTCCTGCTGAACAAAGATGTTAACTTTATACGGGATGCGTATCCTAATCCTGCTACCACAGGATTTCCTGCACATTATGCGTATTTTGACGATACTAGCTTTATATTAGGCCCGACTCCGAATAGTGCGTATACTTCTGAATTACATTATGGCTACTATCCTGAGTCTATTGTCACTGCGGGCACTACATGGTTAGGAGATGAATTTAGTTCCGCTTTATTGAACGGTTCTCTAGTTGAGGCTATACGTTTTATGAAGGGTGAACCAGATGTAGTAGCTATATATGATAAGATGTATCTACAATCTATAGGGCTGCTAAAAAATCTTGGTGATGGTAAGTTACGTGAAGATTCTTACCGCGCAGGACAATATAGACAAGCTGTAAGTTAGGAGTAAATTATGGCAATTACACAAGCGATGGCAACTTCTTTCAAAAAAGAACTTTTGGAAGCAGTGCATAACTTTAAAAACAGTGGCGGTGATACTTTCAAGATTGCCTTGTACACTTCCAGTGCGACTTTAAGTGCTGCTACAACGGCGTATAGCACAACTAATGAAGTATCTGGAACGAATTATACTGCTGGGGGAAATACCCTTACCAGAGTTGATCCATCAAGTAGTGGTACCACCGGGTTTACCGATTTTGCTGATACTACTTGGAGTACTGCAACAATTACGGCTCGGGGCGCATTGATTTATAATGATACTGATTCCGATAAAGCAGTTGCTGTGCTTGATTTTGGGGCTGATAAGTCATCTTCCGGTGGTGATTTCACCATCACGTTCCCTGCGGCAGATGCGAGCAACGCAATTATTCGTCTCGCGTAGGTTGTAGTTGTGGCCCTGTTATACGGTTGGGGTAGAAGTACTTGGGGTAGTGGAGCGTGGGGGGCAGCCGCCCCTGTAGCTGTTACTGGAGTATCTTCTACTACTGCCCTTGGTTCTGAAACTACTACAGGGGCTGTAAATGTTTCTGTTACAGGTGTTTCTGCTACAGGTGCTATAGGTTCTGAAACCGTAGTTACAAATTTTACTGTAACTGTTACAGGAGTATCTTCTACTACTGCCCTTGGTTCAGTTACAGTCGTAGCTACAGAAGGTAGTGGTGGTTGGGGTAGAGGTAGTTGGGGTGAAGGCCCGTGGGGCGCAGAAATTCCTGAAGTTGTTACAGGAGTATCTTCTACTACTGCCCTTGGCTCAGTTACAGCCACCGGAATTGCGAATGTTTCTGCCACAGGTGTTTCTGCAACAGTTACGTTGGGTTCTGCAAGTGCCGGAGCTGGCACAACATTCGCAGTAACAGGCGTTTCTGCGACAGGCGCGTTAGGTTCTGAAGCAGTCACCGGAGGCGCAACAATCGCAGCAACAGGTGTTTCTGCGACAGGCGCGTTGGGTTCTGAAACAGTTACTGGAATCGCAAATGTTGCGCCTACAGGTGTTTCTGGGACAGGACAAGTAGGCAATGTAGTTGTAGCTTTAAGTGCTAATGTGGCACCCACAGGAGTAAGTGCTACTGGAAGTATAGGTGACCCATTACTTTGGGGTGATGTAGATACTAGTCAAACTCCTGATTGGCAGCTTGTTGTTGGATTTTAAATAAGTATAGAGTAATATATTATAGCATCGTGATTATAGGGAATTGTTCAAATGGCAACTACATATACTACCCTTCTTAAAATAGCTAAACCCACCGCAGGAGAACTGGATGGGTCTTGGGGACCGGTAGTAAATGATAATATTACCTCCATGCTAGAGGAGGCTATTGCTGGACGAAGTGTCATTAACACTTGGTCTGGTAATTCGGCCACACTTTCAACAGCTAACGGTACTACCGCTGAATCTCGTTCGGCTATGCTTAGTCTCACTGATACTGGTACTAATTTAAGCGGAGCAGCTACCGTTATATGCCCAGCTTTGTCCAAAATATACATTGTGACAAATGGAGCCGGGCAAATAGCTACATTAAAGACAGCTTCCGGTACAGGAATAGCCATACCTAACGGAGCTACCATGTTGCTGTTCTGTGATGGTACGAATGTAGTAGAAGCCGTAAGTAATGTTACCGGAACACTCACTGCTACTGCCATAACTGCTTCAGGTGTAATAACAGGAGCAACTGTTGAAGCCACCGGGGATACTTCTGCTAGTGATAATGCTGCAATGGGGTACACCTCTGCAGAAGGTCTTATTCTTACAGGACAAGGTTCTACCAACGATATAACCGTTAAAAACGATGCTGATGCTATTGTTATTGCAATCCCAACAGGTACTACGAACGTAGATATTGTCGGTACGGCAACAGCAGCTTCTTTTGAACCTGATGGGGATACTGCCGCTGGGGATAATGCTGCCATAGGTTATACCTCGGCTGAAGGTCTTATTCTTACAGGACAAGGTTCTACTAACGATATAACCGTTAAAAACGATGCTGACGCAGATGTACTGGTTATTGCTACAGGGACGACAAATGTAGATATTGTCGGGGATGCTACAGCCGCTACGTTTAAGCCGGATGGAGACACCGCTTCCAATGATACTGCCGCCATAGGTTATACCTCGGCTGAAGGTATTATTGTTACTGGGCAAGGTTCAACCAACGATGTAACCGTTAAAAACGATGCTGATACTATTGTTATTGCAATTCCAACAGGCACCACGAATGTAGATATTGTTGGTGTGGCAACTGCTGCCACTTTTGAGCCAGACGGAGACACTTCTTCCGGAGATAACGCTGCAATAGGCTATACCTCGGCAGAGGGAATTATTGTTACAGGACAAGGCAGCACCAACGATGTAACTATCAAAAATGATGCCGACGCTGCAGTAATTTCTATTCCTACAGGAACGACGAACGTAACGATTGCAGGAGATTTGACCATATCAGGTGATGACCTGACGATGGGCACAAATACAAGCGGCGCGGCGTTAATCGCTGACGGAACAAACTTTAATCCCGTAGTTATTTCAGGCGATGCAACGATAGCTACAGACGGCGCACTGACGATAGCGAATAACGCTGTAAGTCTGGCAAAGATGGCGGGATTGGCGCGAGGTAAAATAATCTATGGCGATAGTTCTGGCGATCCCGC